AAGGAGCAGGAAGAGAAGTGTTTACAGATTAAGTTGGCTATATTGCACAATTTAAGTATGTTATTTGCATTCGCTGGAGATTTAATGAGTTGCAATAATATCAGGAAGTTTCTAGACAAGAATTTCCATTGGTTTTTGAATTGGAAGAAAGCGGCTTATTTAACGAAGTATTATACTGTTTTTAATATAAATCATGAGTGTTAATTATGGGAAATGTAAAATATGTTTTGCCTAAGGATATATGGATTGAGATAGGAGAGCAAGAATTCCTGAAGATAGATAATGGATTTTGCTGGGATGGTTGCACGTTTGTTATTGACCTGTGTTCTGCTGCAAGCTGCGTTCACGATTGGTTACACTCTGCAAAAAAAGAAGGAACGTACACAGTAATGAAGTATGGCATATGCTCTCAGGTTAATGTTACTCGTTTGCAGGCAGATAGATTATATAAAAAGTTCTTAAATAAGCATTATCCTCTCCTGAGTAGAACTAGATTCATCGGATTGCGTTTAATAGGATGGATTTTTTGGAAGAAGAATCAGCCGTACTTTTTGGATGTTAATCAGATGTTGGACTTGAAGTTAAAGACTTGCGAACATGGAATTCAAGTTTTAATAAAGCCTGATTCTAAAGTGGATGGTTATTGGTTTGAGTCGTTTACATACTATAAGATATAAGGAGAAAAACTATGAAGAAGATTATTATTGGTGCAGTATTGGTAAGTTGCGTTCTATTAAATGGTTGCGTTAGCGGATATGTTAATTCTGTTACAAAATCAAATATGAGTGCTACTAGAGGCGGCGAAGAAGTAAGTACATGGGACGCTGTAAAAGAAGCTCCATTATCTCATGCGGGTGCTGTTTTAGCTGATATTGGAATTATTTATGGTGGAGCTGAAGGAGTTAGGTGGATATCGGAGAAGAACGAAGAACCTAAAAATGTTAGAGAGAGTGAACAAACTGCTGGTAGAGATAACGTTAGTGTTGAGATAAATGGCGATTATAATACAGTTGAAGTAAGTGGCGATAGTACGGTTACAACAACGCCTGCTCCAGTTGTATCGGAGTAATAATGAACAAAGTATCTCTATACCGCTTTACGAGTAGATTGTATAGTGAACTACGTAAGCCAGAACGTAATATAATTCTAAAGAAATTACGTGGATTATGTGGTTTATATGATTATGGAAGTGAAGATATAACATTGGATTATCGAAGAGAGCTTGTGCCTTCATTAATACATGAGATACTTCATCATTTTAATCCTGATAAATGTGAGTCATGGGTTTTAAGTGAAGAAAAGAAAATAATGAATGCTTTATCAGTTAGGCAAATCAAAAATATAATCAAGGCATTTGGTGAATCGTTGTAATTACTTTATTCTTTGCTTGATGTAATTAGCTATACGTTCTCTTTTAATGCACAAATACTTCTTACTAAGTTTATCAATATACATATCAATTTCGCTTAATAGCACTTTTGTATCATTATCAAATACTTCTCTTATATGATTTTTCCTATCTTCTGTTAATTTCATCATACTCCTATGCGACGCTACTTGAAGCTAGCATCGTCTTTTTACCAACTTAATTCTTTTGCCTTCAACGTTTCATTTACACATATTACTTTAGTTTTACCACTTCTAATCTTCCTTTGCAATCTCTCAATACTCTTATCACATACATGAGCGGAGATTACTTTCATAACCTCTAATCTTATAGTATCTGAATTAATGTTCTTATGGTTGATATATAATTGTTTTGCCATATTGCGATACATACAAAGTATATCTTCTCTAAGCGATTTAAGAGCTATCCTACGTTGTTTTAATTGGGTTACATTCATATTAGCTCCTTATGTTTTTGATTGTTATAATTGTGTTATCTTGTAATGCTTTTTGGAATTCAGTTATATCTGTTTTCTTTTTGCAATCTAATATAAACTCTTTCTTCTTCCATATAGGCGAACCATCATATGCTTTAAAATTAGTTACTCTTGAACGTGACCCTTTGCCTTGACTCATAATCCACTCTCCTTTTGTTTTAGTTAGTGGACACCCTTATTCCCTAGTCCTAACGCTTTTTGCTTTTTTAATATATCTGATAATATTTTATTCTTTAATTCATCAATCTCGATTTCTATAGCTCTAATTTGTTCTTCTGTATAACCTTCTTTTCTCATTTTTTCGATGTGGCTTAATCTTGTATTCATAATCTACTCTCTTTCTTTTGTTCGTTGTTTATGTATCCGTTCTCAATCGTTGGTAATATCATAACATATTTTTCATAAATTGCAAGCATTATTTAAAACATTATTACGCAACCTAATATAATGCCAATCAATATACCTGTTAAAAGCGTTATCATGTTAAAAAATTAATCCTCTAATATAATCCGCCATAGTAATTCCTTGTTCTTCTGCCAACATTTTTACTCTATCGTGTTCTTTTGTTGACATCATTATCCCAAACATATGAGGACGCTTCTGACTCTCCTTCAATTTTGGACGACCTGCTTTCTTTTTCTCTTTCATAATCATAGTATACTCCATTCTTTTTTAAAAATCAATAAATATTTTTTAAAAGTTAATTATTCATATATGCGTTAAGATACATTTTAAGAGATTCTTCGCATATGTTACCAAGTATAATATCTTCAAATCCATTCATGTAGCCAACAGAATTCTTGCTTATATGACCGCATACGCATTGTTTCTGAAAACCTATATATGTAATAGGATTTGTATTTAAAACGCAATATAGCCGTTCTTCTGTTATTTTTGTGCGTTGCTTTAAGAGTTCGCATACTACTTCTCCCCACTGACGGCTTGCAATTCTCTTCTCGCCGTAACTTGTACCTAATTTATCACGACGCAATTGATTGAAATATTCTATGCTTGATTCTATATCTGCTTCCAATTCCTTCTGATAATGCCGTTCAATCATTTCTATATTCACCGGTTTTCCTTTCAATAGTAATTTTTACTTTTGCAATACTATAACGGTTCTTTGCATGTAAATCAAGAAAAATAAAATAGTGAAAAATAAAAAGAGGAGAATGGATTGGTTTTGTAGTATAATATGACAAGCAGAGATTATTCGGAAGTCATGAGCCGAAGACAGCCTCTTGTTCGTTCAGGTTTCTCTGCTTCTTTTTAACAAGAACGATAAAGGAACGACACATGAATAAAAGATTTAGTTTTGATTATGAAGAAGAGAATAAAGTGCAATGGATGCAACAAACACTGGAATTCTTATACGATATAGGCTACCAAAATATAAAGAACAAGCCTAAAACAGATAATAAGCAACACTCTGATATAGTTACCATAAAGTATAACTACAAGCATTACAAGCAGTTTACAATGCCATATAGAGATGATGATGGGAAATTCATTATCAACGAACGCTCAATGCCTAAATTACATGAGATATATTACATTGCATCTTCTTATTGCGATAATGTTTATATACCACTCAATAAAAGATACAGAGGTAAATTCGTTGATAGTAAAACCATGATACCTAACATAGATTATATTTGCTTAGAATGTGATAACGCTACATTCAAAGAACAATTAACACTTCTTAATATATTCAAGCCTTATATTAAAACAGCTATATATTCTGGTTCTAAATCTATTCACATTTGGCTTAAAACAGATATACCTACATTCAATTCACCTTCTAAAGAGATTGCTAATAATCCTGAAGATTGGCAAAAACTATATGAATACATTGAAGATAAAGTTATTGAATCTATCGGCGTTCAAGAAGATAACTCACCTAAATATGATAAAAAGGTATTACATGATTATGCCACTTGGATTAGATTACCATTCTGTACTCGTAAAAACAATTCAAATACTCGTATAATTTATCACGATTCTATACCTGATTCTTTATCTATTACAGATATATTCAGTTATGAAGAAGATTTTAACGATTTAGAAGAGAATGATTCGGTAGAAAAGCATGATTCTTCTTCCCAATCCTATACAGATATAACTAATGATGTGACTTTTGATAACTTAGAGCACGATTTAGAACAAGAATACAAACACTCTCACCTTAAAACAATACCTAACTTCTTTGATAATATTACAAGATACCTGAAGTATATAAATTCAGGATTGCCTTCTAAAGGATTAAGAATTAGTATGTATGCAGATGTTATAATTGCCAATAGAATCCTAACTGGTTTTGATTACCATAAATTACCAAAAAAAGCAGAGCAAAAGCATGATATATCCTCTCTCTCTTATACAGTTATAACTAATGATGTGACTTTTGTAGATTTCAGGAGTAAATGTTTAGAAGACGTTACTAAAATTATAGAACTGTCAGAAGGTAGATATAATTGCACTTTTGAATATGCCATAAATGATTTCAATAACTACTTCTCTAAAACAAAACTACTAAAGTTACCTATAAGAATGCCAAATGTTACCTCTATTAACTCTACATATGAATTAAAATCAGTACAAGAGGCTTTAAATCGCTTAGAAGTATTAGAGAACAAGAATATAGCTAAATTACTTATCAATCTATTTATAGGCAACGTGAAGAATTTACCAGCTCAATGTATGAATGGTACTTTAGGTTTACACATGAACAACGATATACGTTCAAATATCAATATGAAGCGAACTAAACAAGTAATGGAGTCGCTCAAGAACAACAACATACTTATTAAAACACAAGATTATGTATTGCAATCAAAAACTAATAAATATTGGCTAAATGTGCCTTTTGTTTTATGGCTAACTACAAAACCAGAATCATTGAACTGGAGTAAAAAATAGAATATATAGAACTCCGTGTCATTAATGGTGTAACCTTTTACAAATCAACCAACTCCTAATATCTCAATTTATAGGAGTTGGTTGATTCACATTATTAATAAATCGTTCAATATTCCTAAACTGTAATAATTCTATGTACACGAATATATCCATGTACACCACAAATAATTATTGACATTTCACTCGCTCTTGTAGTATAATATATTAAAGGAGCACTAAAACCATGTCAAAATCAAAAGAACCAGTACTTGACCGTAAATTAGAAAACCAGCAAGTTCTTGAATATCAAAAAACTAAATCAGAAGAACTATTAAACACAATAATTCAAAATAGATTACCAACACTTGAATACTTTGCCAATCTTAAATATCATGATGGAATTCGTATCTACGTTGGCGATAAATCTGATTTAGCTTCAGCTCTTAAAGTTCCATTGATAAATGCTATAAATCAATTTAAACCAGATTTACGCGACTTTAATACATTGGTGTACACTTACATAGAGAATTATATCCGAAACATCAATTCAGCAGTATTCGCCAAAAGAAGGAAGAATGAAGGTATATTCTCTTTGGACCAGACTGTAATAGAATCTCAACACTCAACTATAACTTATGAAGATATGGTGGTTGCTAGAGATATAGATTACTCTTTTGACGATAAAGGATTGGATAAAATCGCCGATAGAATATTCAAAATGGGAAACATAGACCAATTTAGAACTAAAGAAGAGATAAAGGGTTTGCTTTTAAAGATAATTATAGGTGGAGATAGAGAGACAAAAGAGGAGATATCTGTCAAAAATGCTATATGGAGATGGGTAAAACTAGCACAACCAAAACAAGTAGCTGAGTTTAGAGAGTTCGTTATTAAGCATACAGAGCGTCAACAATATATTCATACCAACAACGCAATACAACAATTTTAAAAATAATTGAAAATAAATAAAGGAGAATCGGTGGAAAATACAGAACTAATAGTACATGAGCGAGAAAAAAGAGTTATGTGATTGGGATGATGATATAAAATGGAGCGAATTGTGCATGCCATATTGCATTGAATTACTCAATAAACATTCAAAAAAAGAGTTTAAAAGAACTAAATTAGAACAAGATAAAAAAGGAAGCGACTTAACTAATGGAAAAGCTAATATAGATGTTAAAGCAAATAGACCAATTTACAATGATACAAATATAGTTATAGAGTGGGATAGAGGATGGTTGTTGAAGGAAGATAGCATATGTACGCATGTTATGTGGGTAAGCAATAACTCAATTATTTTATTGGATTTTAAAAAGTTAAAGGAATATTGCGTAAAAAAGAGAAGTAGATTACAGAGAGCTTTTAAATCTTACTGGAAAACAACTAAAAGAGATGGATATGAGTGGAGTGTTGAATGTACGACGATACCTATGTGGATTGTAAAAGAGTGTATAATAAAGGAATGGTATTTTAATTGGAGTAAAATAAATAAAGGAATTTAAAACGTTTTGGAGAATATAGTAAGTGTTGAGCGTAATTAGTTGATTGGGCTAGTTGGTAAAACAAAATAATAAGGAGAATGAATAATGTGGAATAGAGGTAATACAAAACAAGATTTAATTCAATTTCTTAATAAAATAGATAAATTATATAATTACAGCGATATTGGAGAAGAAATGCAAAAATATGATGTGGAAATTCTATTCCACAATGATTGCAACATAATTAGAACGGGATACATTTGTGAGATTTATATAGGCGAGAAATTTAATCCTTTAGAAGGTTATAGAATTTTTGATACAATGTGTGTTTTTGTAATTGATAAAAATAGCGATTTATCAAAAATTGAACAAGATATTGAAAATGCGGTGCGTAATGGCATTAAAAAACAGAAAGGAGAATAAAATGTATTCAAACGGCAGATATGGTGCGGTATTGGTTAATGGTAAATTGGTTTCAGCAATAAGTTACGAAATAGATTTGGAAATAAACGAATTAATTATTGCAACTTTTTCGGAAGCGGACTTTAATTTACATATTGGTGATAATGTAATACTTGAAAATAATGATAATGGTTTCAAGTGTGGCGTAACGGTTGAATCATATAGTGTCTGGAAAGTAGATTTTGCCACAAATTTAGATAAAGTGTTTTACACAATACGATTTAAATTAGAGTATATTAATATGCACATCTCAAATTATGCTAATGAACCGTTTACAATTAGTTATGTGTAAACAAAAAAACAAATAACTATAATAGAATGAAGAATGAATTGGCATACACTAAATAAGAATTTAGTGTTATATATTAGGTAATTATGACATATTTAGAATTTTTAAAAGAGTTTGAGATGAGAATGATTGTTTATTCGGTTGGAGCTAAAGAGCATAATTGGACTCCTAGAGGTAATAACGATTGGGATATTTGCGGATTAGGAAGTGGAAACAACGGTAAGATAAATTCTAAAACTACTAAAAACGAACCATATAATATTAATCGGCGTATTAAAACATCTAACACTAAATTAATAGAAATATTTTCAAGCAATAAAATAAAAGATTATATAGATATGCAGCCAATTAGGACTAAATCTCTTAATACTCAATCACTTCAAAACATTTTATGGATTTTATATACTAACAAATAACAAAAAAGGAGAAAAATGAATAAAGAAGAACATATTGTGTAAAATAATTATTGCTATAAAAGAGGATAAGTTATAATAAATAAAGAATCATATTACGTTGGCGAGAATAGAGAGTTAAAACAAAAAGGAGAGTGAAGAATGAGTAAAATAGTTAAGATTGATGGCAAAGAATATGAAGTTAAAAGTTATAAGTATTTCAACACATTAATTCATGATGGAAGAGAAGTTGATGATAAAAGTTTATTTTATTGTGATTGTAAAGGAGTTATGCCATTTGAACATGTATCTATTATATTCAAAGAAGATATTGAATTTGATGATAAAAAGCACAAAATTGAATTACCAAAAAATAATTGCAGTATAAAATTTGAAGCTAGTTTATATAATTGTGGCAATAGGTACTATGCTTTAAAAATTATTGGTGATACATACTTAGAGTAACACAAATATGAGTTATTTAGAATTTTTAAAAGAGTTTGAGATTAGAAGCGTTCTTTTTATGCCTAATTATAAACGTAATGATTGGACTCCACGCAAAGATAATGAGTGGGACATTATGGCATTTGGATATGGAAACTCTATATGTGGTTTAGTAAATGCCGTTACAAACAAAGGAAATCCACATTCTTGTAATTATAGGATTAAAACAAAAAACGATATAATTTTAACAATACTAAAAGAAAATAAAATATCTGAATATGTTTATAGTCAGCCAATAAAAACATTTTGTATCAGCACTCAATCAATTCAAAATATTTTATGGATTCTATATAACAATAAGGAGGAAGAATGAGAAAGACATTAAGAATAGAATTAGACAAATGGTATACCCCAAGAGATAAATCACAAGAATTCATAACTAAAACATTGAATATTATAGGTATAGATAATTTAAATGAAGTAGTTGAACCTTCTGCTGGAGATGGTGCATTCTCTGATTATTTACAAGATTATCCATTTGAACTAAAAGCATATGATATTAAACCAGATAAGAATTACATTACTCAGATTGATTTTAATAATTTGAAGATGGATTATAGCAGCAAAAGATTGGTTATAGGAAATCCACCGTTCGGGCGTTCAGGATGTTTAGCGAAGAAATTTGTGCAGAGAAGTATGAGAATGGCTAAATGGGTAGGAATGGTGTTGCCTTTATCTTATTGGTATATCGAAAATTACGTCCTAGATGGCGATATATTGTATGTAAGAAGATATAGGGACTTGGTTGACTTCGGAACATTCAAATGTGTTTATAGCCTGTGGGAAAGAGAAACTGAAGTAAAGACTGAAGATAAGTTCGGGTGGTTAACATGACTTATTTGGAATTTTTAAAAGAGTTCAGTTGTAGAGAGGTTGTTTATTCAATTGGTTCAAAAAGTCATAGTTGGACTACTAGAGATGAAAACGAATTTGATGTAGGGCAGATTGGTCGTAATTGCGGTTTAATAAATAACATAACAAAAAAAGGAATAACATGTGCTACAAACTATAGAATAAAAACAACTAATAAAAAGTTAATAGAAATTTTAAGTAGTAATAAAATAATAGAACATATATATAGTCAACCATTTATAACATATTCTCTTAATACTCAATCACTTCAAAACATTTTATGGATACTTTATAAGGAACAACAGTGACATATTTAGAATTTTTAAAAGAGTTTGATTGCAGAATGATTGTTTATTCGGTTGGAGCAAAACGTCATGATTGGACGCCTAGAAAAGATAATGAGTTTGATATTTGCGGATTTGGGACAAAAACAGGTTTACTTAATGGATTAAATAAAAATATACCACTAAATCTTAATTTGAGAATTAAAACAATCAACACTAAACTTATAGAAATATTTTCAAACAATAAGATAAAAGATTATATAGATGTTCAACCAATTAGGACTAAATCTATTAACACTCAATCACTTCAAAACATTTATGGGTTTTATATAACAACAAAAAAGGAGAACAAAATGAAGATATTAATATCAAGTGTACATGTGGCGGTTAACTCAGGTTATGGCATGATTTCCAAGCAACTTCTAGAGATGCTTCCAAAAATACCAAATGTTGAACTGAAAATGATTGCTTATTATGGTGCTAAATACAAGACAGAATACAACGGGATAGAGATTCTGCCTAATTGGGGCTCTGGTTATATAGGAGAAGAATCAATACTAGCTGAGTGTAAAACTTGGAATCCAGATTTAGTCCTATTTACGTATGACATCTTTATACTCGAACCGTCATTTTTTAAGAAAATAAAAGCTACAGGAGCGAAAATAGCATCACTGTTAATGGTAGATTCTTCTCCGTTTGGCATGTGTAATATCCCAACTCTACACGAAATAGACTATCCAATATGCGTAACAGAGTGGGCTTTAAATCAAATCCCAACAGAAGTATCAAAAAGAGCAACATATGTTCCATTGGGACTTGATTCAGCATATCGTATTATTGACAGAAACATAGCTAGAAAGCGTTTTAATGAGCTTATGCAAGGCAATGTATTAAACGATGATACAGAGCTTACTACAATCGTTTCAGCTAATTGCGGCGATGATAGGTCTCGAAAAGGATTCTACCCAATGATTCTAGGTTGGAAAAAATACCTAGAGAAAACAAACTGCAAGAATAAGTATCTAAATATTCACTCTGATGTTCGCGGATTGGCTCAGGGTGGTTCAGATTTAAAAACAATGATGCTAATGCTAAAATATACGGCAGAACAAGCGTCAACGGTTATATTCCCCTTGCAAATGAAATATCTATGCAATGAATTTAGCGTTGAAGATATGGCTAATATATATAGTGCGTCAAATGTTTACTTGTCAGCGGCACAAAGTGAGGGCTTCGGAAAACCAATCACAGAATCAATTGCTTGCGGTTGTTATCCTTTAGTAACTAACTTCGGTGCAAGTAGAGAATTAATTTATAAAACACAGAACGTACCTGAAGCCCATCTATTAAATGGCTCTAGTATTTATGTTGGAAATAACTCTGTAAGATGTCACGTAACAGAAGACGAAGTGGCAGAAAGCCTTACAGCAATTTATGAAGCAAAATTACCATACTATTTTGATAATATTGAACCATCAAAACGTTGCATGAATGAATATGGAGAATTAACACAAATCAATCTATGGACTGAATTCCTAACTAAAGTGGAGGCGAAATAACATGTGCTTAAACTGCATTTTTAACAAGATTAAATTCTCTCAAAAAATAGGTAACACCCAATCAGTTATAGACTTAACACAACAAGCTAAAACAGAATTAACAAGACTGATAAATAAAAACATAAGCGATATCACAAAAAAAGAGGAGTTATTGAAGCAAATTGAGAACATAGATATAGGTCAGGTATATCAGGATTACAAACAAGCAAGGAGGAACCGAAAATGACATTAGATAGATTAATTAATTTGGTAGTAGCGCAAGAGTTTTGCATAGAAACACTTACAGATAGAATTAATAAATTGGAAGAAGAAGATAGATTAAGGAAGGAAAAAGGCAATAAATTAGCACTTAAAATACAAGAATCATTAAATAAAAACAAGAAAGTTGAAGAATTAAAGGAAACCAAGTGAAAGTAATTTTTACTATTGAAGAGAAAATGATGCTATTGGAACTCTTTTTTGAAAGGAAACTGCCAGATGATAAATGGCTTGAAATAATGAAAAGTGTAAGAGAAGAGCTTATTAACGTCAAAAAGGATAAAAATGTCTAAAACTCCAACACAACTTACTTCAAAAGAACAAAACGCCCTATATGAAAAATGGCTACTTACAGGAGATGACCATTATAGAGCACAAATAGCCATATCTTACACCGATTGCATTAACGCCCTTATATATAACACTACATCAGGAAATACACAATTACTTGATACGCCAGATATAAAACAAGATATATTGATGCTAGTTTATAACGCAATACTGAAATACGATAAAACCAAAAGCGGCTTGTTCACGTATATTTATAAAATTTGCTACACAAAAATTATCGACAAGTTAAGATATTCAAACGTTCGCACCAAAAGAAGAACATATCTAAACATGGACGACATATTAAATGATGATACGCCAGAAGAGGCTTTTGTATCTAAAAACGAGAAACAAGATAAGATTGATGAGATGTACTATAAAATAGATAAATGTGGATATGATGAAATCTATGCAAGTGACTGTCAAGAGCGTATATATAATGTAATGGACGATATTTTAAGCAAGAAGGAGAAGGAATTAGTGATAATGAGACATGTTGATAATGACACTATATCAGATATTATGAAGAAGTTGAAGATAAGCAGGAAGGAATTTACTAATTTAGAAACGAGTGCAATGGCTAAATTGAAGAGTAATGAGATTATAAAGGAGCTTAAATGAGTGATAAGGTAGTTAAAAAGAGCAAAGTTGGCACCGATAATCTATTAGTTAAGGGTAGACCAAAAGGCACAGGCTCTATTACTCCAATGGCTAAAGAGTTTATTGACGCTATATATCTGGAGGGTTTGCCTTATAATTTGGCTTACAAACAGGCTGGTTATAAATCGCCATATCATTTAAAAAGAGCACAGGAAATATTAGCGGTTCCAGCAGCGGTTGAATATGCAAACAGATTACAGAACGACGATACGGCTAAATTACAAGCATCCAAGACATATTTAGTGAAGAATTTGGTAGATAGATTGGATAAAGCAAAAGATTCAGATGCAGTAAATATCATCAAACAGATATCGCAAATGCTCGGATATCAAGTTCAAAAAGACGAAGAAGTACATGTGAATAATAAAATAGAAATAATTTGGGCTCCGCTTATAGATTTTGATGAAGGAGTAAAATGAGCGACAAAAATGTAACTAACGACAAAAATGTAACACAAGATTTAAGCAGTGATAAAGCAGTTTTAAGATACAAACCTCATGCGGCACAGAAAAAAGTACATGAAAGTAAAGCTAGATTCAAGATTATATGCGCTGGGAGGCAATCTGGAAAGTCTATTTTGTGCGGAGCTGACGTTATTTCTCGCTGTTTATCTGGTAAATATAATGAACATAGCACGATTGCGTGGGTCGCTCCAACTTTAAACACAGCCAAGCGAGGAGTTGATGCTTTAAAATTAATTACAAAAGAGTGTCCGGATTTGATTACTTGGTATAAATCTGCCCCAATTACAGCTACTTTCCCAAATGGTGTAAAGATATTATTCCTTTCCGCAGATAACGAAGACGGGTTGCGTGGATACTCATTTGACCATGTTATAATCGATGAGGCGGATTTTTTAGCGGATTATTTGTGGGATGACGTATTAAGAGCTGCCCTTGCTGCCAATAAAGCTTCGTTAATGGCTATTAGTTCTCCTAGAGCAAGAGGTACTTGGTTTCACAAACTATATATGCAAGGTATAGCTGGTAACGATAAAAGTATTGAATCATTTAACTTCCCCTCTTCTGCAAATCCAAAATTAACAAAAGAAGAATTGGATAAAATTAAACAAAGTACACCGGAAATGATTTTTAGAAGAGAATATCTAGCCGAATGGACTGATTCTGGTGGAGAGGTATTCCAAAAAATAGAACGCTGCCTATATAAAGACCACTCAGAAGATTGTAAGTGTAACTCTAATACTATTTTGGGCTTGGATTTAGGTAAAGAAGTTGACTTTACGGTTATTGTTGGTCTTTGTGCTAAATGCCGACACATTAAATTCATAAAGAGATTTAATGACATTGATTGGGAAATCCAGAAACAAATGATTAAAAACGTATATATTTCCACAGATACACCTACAGTAATTATGGATTCGACAGGAGTTGGTAACGCTATTTATGACGGTTTAACAAGTATAGGAGTGAAGATAACTCCTTTCCACTTCTCAAATTCGTCAAAACAGCAACTTATTAACAACTTACGCATACATATAATGGAAGGAAATATCAAGTGGAGGGCTGATTTAGAGAATGCCAATATTTTAAGGCATGAGTTGGAATGTTACGAAGTGCAGGAAACCAGAACGGGATTGATTACATATAACGCCAGACAAGGAGTAGATATACATGACGATACAGTTATTGCTTTGGCTCTCGCTTGTAATGGTTTATCCTCATTTATATCGCCAATTGTATGTCCAAAAGAAGAGAAAGTGGCTAATGATTTTACGATGAATTTTGTTGAAGTTGATAATAGTTTTGATTTTTGCGACAATAACCAAGTATTTTTTGCATAACAGAGGAGAATAAAGATGTTCAATATTTTTAAGAAGAAAGTGGAAGAAAAGGTTATAGAACAAAATATCGTTGAAGAAAAGGCAATTACTCCAATAGCAGTAACTAAACATAACATTGAAACAATCACCCAAGAAACATGGAGCGATAAAAAAGAAATGACTCAGGAAGATATGTTGAGTCAATATAAGTCTTGGTCATTTATTTGTGCTCGTTTAAATGGTGAATCGGTTGCAACACAAAAACTAAGATTATATGCCAGAACAGCTCCAAATCAGAAGCGAATCAAGAACTTTACAGCAAAAGAAGTTGATAAGAAGATGTTTAAATCAATTGTAAAGTCAATCCCTAATACGAAACCAGTAGAAATCATAGAAGAGATTTATGACCATCCTGTATTAGACCTGATATATAATGTTAATCCGAACTCCAACTACTTTGACAATATGCAATTAACACAAACATATATGGACTTGTGTGGTAATGCTTATCTTTATATTGTTTTTGATAAGAGTGGAATGCCTGCTGAATTATATCAAATGCGTCCAGATATTACAAAGGTAGTTCCATCAAAAGATAGCATCATCAGTGGTTATATCTATGGAAATAAAGATAAATCAGCTCTTAAAACAGATGAAGTTATTAGATTCTCAGTACCTAATCCTTCAAATCCTTTCTATGGTAAGAGTTGTATAGAGGCGGCTTTTGCTGAAGTATCACGTAATAATCTGTACAATCGCTACGAAAACAGTCAGCTTATGAATAATGGTAGACCTGATTTCATTATTAAATATGCAGGACAGCTTACTCAAGAAGACCAAAAGAGATTAACTTTAGAGTGGAATAGACTGTATAAAGGAACTCAGAGTGCTGGTAAAGTTTCTGTTATGGATAATAATTTTGACGTTGAGCCATTATCATTCAAACCACAAGAGATGCAGTTCTTGGAAGGTAGACATCAGACAAAGAAAGATATTGCAAGTATGTTCGGTATTCCTTTTGCACTTTTGGATTCTGAAAACCAATTGAAGGCTGGAATTACGGACATCCAAATATCGTATCAGCGGTATGGGATAGCACCAAGACTTCGTAGAATTGAGGATACGCTAAATGAAGCTCTTATAAAACGCTTCTATGATGATTCAGGTGATTTATTCTTTAAATTTGACGATTGTATTTCTGAAGATAGGAAACAGGATGCAGAAATAAACACAAAATACGTTCAAGCTGGCATAATTTCCATTAATGAAGCTAGGGAATATTTGGATTTAGACCCTGTTGAAGGGGGAGATGATATTAAAGTTGGTAATTCAAATTCAAATATAAAACCAGTTCAGGAGAGTACAAATGAAAGATAAAATAGCGTTTTCAAAATTTTACGAATGTATTGATTCAGAATGTCGCTTTTTAATAGACCAAGAGATATCTACTGTTGAGCGTGACACTAAAGAAATGCCACTCACTCGTAAAACAATAGAGGTAAAAGAATTTGCACCTATTGGAGAAAATGAGGCAGAAGGTTATATAAGTACACGTGAGATTGATTTTAGCTGTGATATTGTTGTTCCAGAAGGAGTTATGCTAGATGTTTACCAAAGACATCCAGTGGTTCTTTTTAATCACGATAAAACTAAAATCATAGGTAAATGCACGTCTTTGGTGGTTGATGAATATGGAATTAAAGCACGTATAGACTTTGCCCCAACAGAATTCGCACAAGATATTAGGAAATTAGTGAAGCATGGCAGTTTGAGCGGTATGTCTATTGGCTTCATTCCAGTTGATTTTGTTAAGAAAAACGAGCGTAAATTTGCACAAGAGAACTATATAATTAAGCAGAAGTATCCTGAATATAAAGGTAATGCAGAAAGAATTATCAAGAGCCACATATTACTTGAATTTAGTATGGTTGCAAATGGCGATAATTACAAAGCAGGAATAACAGCCAAGCAAATATCTGAGATGGAAATCAAATCATCCACTCTTGAAATGCTTAATCTTAAATGTTCTGATTGCGAAAAAGCTAAACAGGAATTCAAGGAGAAAATTGAAGAAGTTAAAAATATTACTGAAAATAGCACAAATATTGATACAAAAGAAGATATCGTTCACGTGGAAGTGGTAAAGCAAATAGATAGAAGCATTAAGATAATAAAGAGTGCTAAACAGAAAGAAGAAGAAGTGTTGATTGAGGAAAGAAAAGCTATGTTAAAGATGGAATTGAAGGAGATGGAAAAAGAGTTTACAAAAAGAGGAAAACTTTTGCGATATTAAAATCGTATATAGTGATAACGAGTTTAAATACGGTGACCCCGTTATAAATCAGCCTACCCCTATTTTATATAGAGATGGTAAAACAAGAAGGAATAAGATTATGAAGAAATTGGTGATAATCAAGTCATATAAAGATGGTGATAATGAAATCGCTATTGATACTGAGATTGAAGTTTCCGCTGAAATGGCTGTTGAACTTATTGAAAAAGGGTTCGCAAAGGAAATTGAAGTCAAGGTAGAAGCGGTTGAAGATACCAAACTTAGTGACTTAGAGGATGAGGTTAAGGAATTAAAGTCCAAGTTAGAGAATTTGGACAAAAAAGATAAGGGGGATAATAAAATTATGAATATTGAAGTGAAAGAACAGAATATGAGTCCAGAGATGAAGTTTTTGCAGGCTACTAAATTAGCTAAGTTCATCAAAACTGGCGTTGGTGATGCTGAGACCAAAGTTATCGCAGGTGCTTCAGAAAGCGTAACTGCTGATGGTGGTGCTCTGTTGGACAAGGATGTTATTGGTGGGATTGAGAAGGTTGTACTTGAGAAGTCTGAGCTTTTTAATCTTGCACGTAAAAGACCAGTTGGCAAGAACTTTAATTCGATTGAGTTGAAGGCTTTTGACGAACCTCTAGGAACTCCCGCTGACTATATTGGCGTTAATATCGTTGCGGTTGGTGAAGGTGCGGCAATGTCCTATCAGAAGAGAGCTGTAAAGGTTCTTTCTGCTCCCGTAAAGAAATTCGGTTGGTTGGCGGCTTTCACATCAGAAATCATAGAAGACGACGCTCATGGTATTTTGATGGCGGCTCAAGAGGATTTCGGTACTGCTCTAAGTTTAGTGCTGGATAACGAGATGCTTTATGGGTCTTTAAGCAACTTCACTGCGGCTGTTGGTGCTGCTGGTTCAAGAGCGGTTACGTTGGCTGATGCTTCTACTCCTACGGTGGCGGAACTTATGTCTATGTACATTTCGCAGATTAATAAGAAATCGGCTGAATGGTATATGAGTCCAGCGGTTCATAGCAATATTCTCAAATTGGAAGATACTGCTGGAAATCCTGTAATGGTTCAAAACTATGCTGTATCTCCTTATGGTACAATCATGGGTCGTCCAGTCAATGTCGTAAATTGCATGCTTGGGGCTAATGGCGAAGCGGGTACGATTGGTTTCTGCGATTGGAGCGAAGGTTATATAATCGGAACGAAGGGCAATGTACGGATGGAATCTTCAGTTCACATCCTGTTCGACACTGACCAGGAGGCTTATCGCTTCATTTATCGGGCTGCTGGTATGCCTACTAAAGCGAGAACACTTACGCTTAAGGGCGGAACGATTCTGAGTCCTCTCGTTTTTGGAACAGATAGCTAATCGTTGAGATAGATTGATTAATAAAGAGCCTTATAATGTAAAAGTTATAAGGCTCTTTTGTTCACATTAATTAAAATCGTATATATCTTTAAAGGCATATGGTGTGTTTTTTATAAACGCTCAGATAAAAGAGAAAAGATAAAGGAATATAAAAATGAAATTAGAAAAGAAATTGGCTATTCAGAAAGCGATAATGGGACAATCAGAGAAAGTAGATACTGCATTAAATGACCAACCTATAATTGATATACTTGCACCAAACTTTATGGAAGGTTCTATTTATGAACTGTGCAATAAAATCAATGTAACTTCAAATAACGGGATTACATTGCCTCGTTATGATACAAGTCGTGCCACCGATTTATCATTCTTTGGTGCAAGAGCTTATTGGGTTGACGAAGGCGAACCTACACCTGATTCTAAAATTCAATACGACAATAAAGCTATGCCATTGAGAAAGGTTATTGCAAAGATTCCAGCTACAAACGAGATTATACAAGACGTAGATGCAATGGTAGGTTATATTAATACAATTGGTGTAAATTCAGTTAAATATCAATTGGATAGAGCTGTAATATATGGTTTGAGTCAATTTGCTATGGGTGGCGTATGTGCTGGTGGTGACGAAGCCACAGTTTACGTTGCAGGAACAGGTACTTGGGCTGGAACTGGAGCTAAGATGGTTGGCTCTTATTATGGCGGAAGTAAAGGTGTTTGGGTAATGTCTCAAGATATATGGGCTGCACTTGTAACAGAACATCAGAATGATTTTCTATTGGATATGTTTGAAGGTAAAGCTTATTTCCTTGGATATCCAGTATTTGTTTGTTCTGCTGCAAAAGATGATTGCTTGATTCTTGGCGATTTCAGTCAGTACACTATAGTTCAAAAAGAGCTTAGGAAAGAAATTAGCGAACATGTGCTATTTGACAGTGACCAATCAGTTATTAAAATAGCAATGAGAGTTCAGGGAGCACCTATTTGGTCGTCTCCTGTAACTTTGGAAAATGGTTCAGTCGTTGCTCCTTTCGTGGCTTTAAATACGATGGAATATCAAGAATCAAGCGAGGAATGGGAACAATCAAGCTCTTCTAGTTCAAACTCAAGCTCAAGTAGTTCTTCTTCTAGCTCTTCAGAAGGTTTTAGTTCAAGCTCTTCTTCAAGTTCAGAAGGAAATAGTTCTTCTTCAAGCTCAAGTTCTAGCGATAGCACTGAATTAAGTTCTGATAGTTCTGAATCAAGTTCTGGCGTTTAAGTTACATAGGGGCGTCAAGTAGTTGAGGTTGCTCCTTTCCACTCTTCTACTTGACTGTCCCCGTTTTTAAGGAGAAAAATTATGCCTTTATCAAATACAACACTTTTTAGGAGAGACTTTCCTAATACTACTTATACTGACCAATCTATAATAAACGCTCTTCAACTTTCCACCGATATACTTATTAATTATTGTAATAGAGAATTCGAATATGGCACTCATACATCATATTTAAGTGGTTCTGGAGATAATTATTTAATCCTACCTATATATCCTATTGATAGAGTATTAGATGTAAGTACTGATTTATACAATGGAATCAATATAACAGTAGATTCTAGCGTTTATTCTGCAACAATTTACTCTGATTCAACAAAACTTACAGTAGATATAACAGATTTAGATGGAGATATTACTTCAACATATATTCTTTATTCATTAAATCCTAGAATGGGTGATATTGCAGATGAATTAAGTGGTATAACAGATATTACAGTTACATTATCTTCGCAATATAACAATGAGCCAAGCAGAAAGATTAAGCCTGATAACATGATTGTATTGGGTGGACAAACGGAATATATAAGGTTTTACAAATCAGATTTGGCTATTAAATTTGTAAGGGAGGATAAAACAGATGACGTTATTACATTCAATAGAGCACTTAATTCTGGTAATGCTAATATTTATGTTAAATACCGCGCTGGTTATATTTATCCCGTTGAAGAAGACGGAGATAGTTCCAGTTCCGAATCAGATGAAGTATATATTACCTACACTGTTCCAAATGATTTAATCAATATCTGTAATAAATTGGCTTATACTTTAATGACAGAAGGTAATGCGGAAAATCTACAAACTGGTATCTATAAATCAGAATCATTGGGGGATTATTCCTATACTAAATTTGATAATAATTCGCCTGTATCGCAATTACTATTAGCTGATAAACAAACACTGTCAAGATATGTAAGAAAAACATTGACATGGTAAGGAGAAAACTATGTCAAGGAGCGGTTTATACAGACTAACTTGTGAAATAAGAAGTAAAGTAACTACTACTGATTCTTATGGACAATATATTACTACCTATCAAACTCAATCTACTCCAAGATGTGGTATGAAAGAATTGAATGGACAGGAAATAGTTGCCTTAGGATTGCCGGTTCATACAAAGGTTATCAGAGTATATTTAAATCATGATATAGACGTTGTAGCAAGTGACCAAATCATAATTGACGATAGGATATATGAAGTCGTTTATATCAATGTATTAGGGTTGAGGACTGGATTGTGCAAAGGATTACAGGTAGATTGCAAGTTTATAGGGTTTTGCGAAAGTATGGATTACAGTTCAAGTTCTTCTTCTAGTTCTTCTTCTAGTTCTTCTTCAAGTAGTTCTAGCGGTTGTGGTGGAGATTTGTGTTTGAGTGGATGGGGAGATATTTTCGTTAACGGAGCTTATTATGATATAGGTACATTCAATGGCAAAACTTTATATTCTCAGGACGAGGTTGCTACACAAGATGGAGATTGTTATATTCAATTTGATAACGTACTTTATGCTAACCGATGGATTATAAACAGAAGATTAACATTCAATACAATATCAAGAAGATATTATTCAGATTTAAATCCTGTTGATATTTATTCAGCTACGTGGACTAATATAAATGGTGATTTGCCTACAGGAGTGATAGAGTAATATGTCACGTAATCAATTCCTTAATGTAACTGCCCTTATAAAGCAAAGACATAGCGGACAAGATGAATATGGTCAATTTGTATATAATTACACCGATAAATCATCCGCAATATGTTCTTTTCAATCATTAAGCGGTGGCGAAGCGATAGCATTAGGTTATCCTGTTAATTCTTTAGATATTAGGGCATATTTCAAGAAGGGAACTGATATCAAGGAAACAGACCAACTTATAATCAACAACGCTATTTATGAGGTTATATGGGTAAATAAGTTAGGGGCTAATGTAGGATTGACAAAAGGATTACAAGTTGATGGAAGATGGGTAGGCTATTGCGATAATAATTACACTGAGAACTTAATATTGCTTGAAGACAGATTTATTATTTTGACAGAGGGCGGATTTAGCTTGGAGCAGGAATAATCTCGTATATATAGTAGAGGAATTTTATTATGGCTAACTTAAAAATATCAGAATTGCAGGCAGTGACATCTTTGGAAGACAAGGATTTATTGGTAATTGCTAAATATGATGTTGGAACTGACACATATATATCCAAAAGTATTGAAGGGCAATATGTTGGTGGTAATTCTTCAGATGAGAAGGTAAAGTATGATGTAAATGACCCTACTGCCGGATATATTTTAGATAAATTTATTGCTGGCGATGGCATTAGTGTTTCAGAAGGGGTTGGAGCTGATGAAAATAAACTTGTCATAACCAATACAGACAAAGGCTCTAGCGTTGATTTAAGTGATTTTGTTCCATATACGGGAGCTACTGGAGATGTTGATTTAGGGGTTCATGGTTTGACGGCAACTGATTTAACAACAGATAGTGTTCAATTTGATTTAGCTGCAAATGTAACTGTTGCAGAAGGTGAATTAGCTTGGAACACAACAGACGGAACTTTAAATTTAGGAATGCCAGATAATGTAACTCAGCAAATTGGTCAAGAGTTATTTATTAAAGTACATAATCGTTCTGGGGAAACAATTACTAATGGTTCACCCGTTTACTTTGATGGTAGACAAGGTAATCGTCCTAAGATATGGCTGGCTAAAGCAGATTCCGAGACAACTTGTTGTGTTGAAGGTATAACAACGAACGATATAGAAGACAATACTGATGGATTTATTACAACATTTGGTTATGTAAGACAGATTAAGACAAATTATAGTGGTTCTGGAGTATGGGGAACTACTTGGAATGAAGGTGATAAGCTTTATGTATCAAAGGCTGTTGCTGGACAGTTGACTAATGTTCAACCTTCTGTTCCTCATCATTCAGATATAGTTGGTGAAGTTGCTATTGTTGGTGCTGCTGGTGTTGGTTCATTGTTTGTAAGGGTAGTAAGACATAAAGACTTTACTGATTTAGCTGACGTAAACGGAACTCCCTTAACAACTACTGGTCAATTCCCTTCTTGGCATCAAACAGAGGGTTACTTTGATTTTGATAAAAATATAAATGACTATCTACCAACAGCTACTGCTTCTTCTACCTACGCCAAACTAGACGGAACTAACCACCCTTTTACCTATGTTAAAACCCCTAAAATCCGCCCTAACGCTGACTCCACTACTGCTGTTCAGATAACTAAAGCCGATGGCACGACAAGTGTTTTGAATGTTGATACGACGAATAGTAGGATTGGTATAGGAACAAATGCTCCAACAAATGCTTTAACTGTAAATGGCGCTGCGAATATAGTGGGTAATTTAATTTCTGGAGATTACAGATTCTTAGATAAAAATCCAACATCAGTAGCAGTTTCTGGAACAGATAGTTTGTTACCTTTTATGTCAGGAATTTATGCCGACCAATTTGCTTTTAAGCCAATTTATGCTTTTGAATACCGCCAAGTATCAGATGGGGCTTGGATAAATGCGACAGGTATAAATAGTGGACAATATTTACTTGCTAACCGACCTGATATAATCACAATTAATGGAACATTATATGATGGTATGCGAATTACTATTACTAGTGGAAGTTGGTTAGCCTCAGCTATGGGTGTTCTTGCTCAATCTTGGAATAATCCAGTTAGTAGTAGTTTAAATGTAACTTGGGAAAGTGGAACAGCTCCAAGCACTTGGACGACTAGAAAGAACTATGTTACTCTTGACACTACTGCATCTGTAACACATTTTTCAACTATCGCCTATCATACGAGTGATAGTTACTGGAGAATAACTGCTGTAAAAGTAAAACCATCTTCAACCAATTTAGGTTTTAGTGGAGTTAAATTACTATCTGCTGAAAGAATGTTTGTTGGAGCTTATTCTGGTCTTCCGTTTACTTGGGATTATAATAAGAATGTTTTGGTAAGTGGTAAAGTAGGTATAGGAACAACTGCACCATCAGAAAAACTTGAAGTATCTGGAAATATATTGGCGACTAATCTAAGCGGAACTAATACAGGTGACCAAGATTTATATTCAACATTCGGTTCAACAACAGACGGAGCAGGAAGCGATATAACAACTGGCGAAAAAGGAAGAGTTGTAATGCCTTATGGTGGAGAATTAAAGGAATGGAGCATAACTACAAAAGAAGGAACTAGCGGCTCTATTGCGTATACTATAAATAAGAATGGAACAACAATGATTGGCGTTGGAACGAAACCTAATTTATCAAGTCAGTCTACAAACAGTTCAACTATAACTGATTGGACATCTGTTGTGGTTGCAAAAGGTGACGTTATAACATTTGTAGTTGATAGCGTTACGTCTATAGATTGGGTAAATTTGTCAATAACGGCACTAAAGACATAAAAAGGAACTTATGAATATATTTAAAGAATTGAATTTTGGAAGTTTGTCATCTTACGCTTATGGAGTTGATGCATACGATTCTACTAAATTAGGATTAGGCGGGATAATTACGCAAAGAACTGGAATAAATAAATCAGACAATTATGTAAGCCCACCTAATATTGGATTTGGTAGCCCTTTGGAAACATCTATTGGCATACCTTCTTTATTTTCATCTGCTATAACATGGACTTCTAACAAAGATTATGTTTTTTATGCCGATGGTGCTGCCGCTGCTGCTACCCGTAGAGTTCAATTATTTGAGTTGAATAGAACTACATTTGACTTTACTCTACTTGGCTTTATAACGCTTACATTCCCACAAGCAGGCAATAACACAATAAAAGGTATTAAAACTATATATGATACCTATACTACTGGAACAGCAAGCGTTAATGGAACTGCTGTAACTGGAACAAGCTCTTTATGGACTGATTCAAGATTGGCTGTAGGTTCAAGAATAGGTTTCGGCTCTAAAACTCCATCAGCAATAACTACTTGGTATGAAATTTCAGCTATAGGTTCAAATACAGGAATAACATTGACTACAGATGCTGGCGTTATTGCTGATGGTGACTATGTAATTGAAGAGTTAAGGATTGCTATTGCTGTCACTAATAATACTGTTGCTAACGGTGGATTAATGATTGTCAAAGGTTTAAGATTTGAATTGTTCAATATGACTGGAACAACTATATCAGCCGCAACTAATTTAGATAATATAAGAGCAGTATATTGGTTGAAGAATGCAGCAGTAAACACAAATACTGTATCATTAGGATTAGATGTAATAAAAAATAGCTTGACTTCTCAAGATTGTTATGTTTTAAATACAGTTGCCAATCCAATAATGTTCAAATATAATCTAAGAGCTGCTTTAACAGTTGTATCTGGTGCTTCAGAAAACGCATTTGTATTACTTTCTGGTGCTCATGGTGCTGTTACAGGAACTCCGACTCAAAATGGTAACTTCATAATTGCCACTGCTTCTCACGGAAACGGAAGTGGAATTCCTTGTGGATATTTTACTACATCAACAAGAGTATATAGGACTATTGATGTAAGGAATATAACTTCGGCGTCTACTCTTTGGGCTGGAGATAACTGTATTGAGAAAGCACCGTTTGGAGCTACTACATTTGCCGCTACTTCTACAATGAATAATATAGCTTACTCTGCTTCTATGGATGGATTTATCATAGCTACAGGTAATAGGATATACTTTACTAAATATAGAACAGATGGAAGTAACTTTGACAGGATATTGTTAAGTGATAATAAACAGTTAAATCAATATTCGGCATTTCCAAATCTTCCTAGATATGTATCATTTGGAACAGGAGCACCATTTTTAATAAGTGTAAACAACTGCATTACATATATAACATCTTCAACTATAACTGCTGGAACTAACTATATTTATGCGTTACCATTATGTGCTGACGTTCAATATACATCAACAAGTAATAATGTGGCTATAACACCAAAAATAACATTCAATAAGGTTGGAGATTATAATTCAGTTTATGTTAAATCAATCAATTATGTAGGAAGCGATATAGCTCTTAGTATACCTTCTGAGCAATATTATATATCATTCAGGACTTCTGGAATAAGCGATAACAGTGGAGTATGGAATCTGCTTGGTAATGATTTGGATTTATCAAATGTTGGTAATGTTTCAAATGAGATACAGTTCAAGGTTGAGTGGAAGATTATGGGACTGACTTGCATACCTTCTAAAATAATATCTTTGGGTGTCGCTTATGATGATACAAGCACTGATTATCATTTCCAACCTTCAATAAAGAATTCAAATGTAAGCAATAAGATTTTCTCTTGGAGATTTTCTACTGCATTTGGTTCTACTGTTCCTAAAATGAGAATTAGATTGTTTAATGCTGTAAATAATCAATTGTTATATGATGATAATTCAGTTACTCAATCTGGAACATGGGCTAAATCAACTAATGATGGGGCTGTTTGGGGTGCTTATGACAGTGTAGATAAAGCTAATGAGACTACATATATAAGATTTACTCCACATGAATTGGCTGATAACTTAAAGGTATTGGCTGTTTTAACTGAATTTTAAAGGTGAATTATGGCAACTAATATAACTAACTGGACAGAATTACAAGCTATTACCGCCAATATGGATGGAGATTATGTTCTTGTAAATGATTTGAATTCTACTACGGCTGGATATGCTGGAATTGGAAATGCTTGGAGTTTCTTTGGAGGAGCTGCATTTACAGGAACGCTTGATGGACAAAATTTTACAATATCAAATATAGTTTGCGTAGCTGCTGGTGCTGGTCAATCACCGTGTTTTTTCCGAACTGTTAATGGAGCAATAGTAAAAGATTTAACTATTAGTGGCTCTTTTACAAAAACAAATACTACCGCTGTTGGTGCTGGAACTTTTGCATATACAATAATAAATTCAACAGTAACAAACGTAAAATCATATTCAACTATATCTACTAACTCATATTGTAGTGGGTTTGCATATATTATATCAAATTCTGTTGTTTCAGGTTGTATTTTTAGTGGTAGTATTTCAAATTCTGGAACTTTAGGGCAAACAGGAGGATTTACATATCAGACTCGTTCAAGTAGTACAGATAATTATGTAACAGATTGTCATGTAATTAATACAACAATTACAACAAGTGGAACTACTGTAGCAGGTAGCACAAGTTCAGGATTCGTAGCTCAAGGTGGTAGTAACACTGATTTAGTATATAAAAGTTACATATCTAATTGTTCTGTAAGAAATACAACTATTAATACTACTGGAGCTAGTTCTGCTACAGGGGTTGCTGCTGGATTCTGTGACTATGGATATCTTTCTAGCGTTATTGACAAATGTTATACAAAGAATATTAGACTTACTGAATCTAGAGGTTATAAATCGTTTTTCGTTGGAATTATTACTGGCGGAACAATTACTAACTGTTATGCTGAAGATTGCGTATCTACTTCAAGTGTTCTTGGTTCTTATTCAGGTGGTTTTATTTCTTTTACTGGAGCGACTAATAATCCAACTATATCAAATTGTTATGTTAAAAATTGTTATATGATTGCTGCAAATTATGTTGGTGGATTTGTAGGCTCGCATATTGCTGGAACAATTACTAACTGTTATGCAGAGAATATGAATTTGGTTGGAACTGGAATATTAGCTGGAGGATTCAGTGGGGCTGTTGTCGGAGGAACTATTACTAATTGTTATTCTAAAAACTGCAATGCCATAGCTAAAACGAGAGTTGGCGGATTTACTGGCTATTTAGATGTAGGCACTATAGAAGATTGTTATGCAGATACAATAGCAAATGGAGAAGCTGATGTTGGAGGTTTTTGCGGTATGTATATTTCTGGAACTACTACAGATTGTTATTGGAATACAGACAGAGGACTATTAACTTCTTCGCAAGGAACAGGTAAAACGTCTTTGGAATTAGCTACATTAAGCACATTTTCAACTTGGGATAAAGATATAAATTGGGCTGTAATGGGTAATTCTATGCCAGAGTTATTGTTTACTTATAATACTTGGACTGGTGCTATTGATAATGATTTCAATAAGGCTGGTAATTGGTTCAAAGGAACTATACCGACATACAATACAGACATATTATTCAGTTCTGCTTATGTTGTTAATTGCACTATACCAAACGCAACAGTAAGAAATATATTGGTTACAAGTGGATATTCTGGAACAATTACGATTAATGGTGTTGTTCAATGCGTTGGTATAACTCAAAATGGTGGAACTGTAAGCGGGACATATCCTAATTACATACATTCGGAATATTCTCCTGTTTTAAATGGGGGGACTTGGAGTATAGGGGAGATACCGCAATCAGGAATAGTTGGATATGTAATTGATGATATTCTTTACAATGATTTTGAGGGAGAGTTCTATTTAAGCGTTACTGCTGGTGGTGAAGTTAGTTTCGTATATATTTAAGGGGGAATTATGATATATTTTGATAGTGGAGAAGGAATAAGAATACCTGATTGTTATGTAATTGAAGGCGGGAATTACAATGATACTGATTTAGTTCCAGTTGCAAAGTCTGGAAGCGATGTTTTATATACAAAAATACAGGCTTATTGGTTGAAAAATGGTGATTGGTTTCCATTTATACCAACAGAATATATAAAGAATTCATTTGATGCAGATAAAGCTATTTCAAGAGAGGCACAAGTTTTTACAATTGACAGGATTATTGCATTAGCTCCATTTACATATACTATAAATGAGATGATTAGATATGAGAACTGGACTCAATTGAAGAAAATGATAGGTGGGTTAATACAAAGTGGATATGCAACAAACGAAGATTATGTCAACTTCAATAGTATTTTAAAAGAACAGGATATAGATTTGGATTGGTTATAATATGTCAAGAGAGTCATTATATAATTTAGATTGCACAATAAGAAGTAAATCATCCATTACAGACGATTATGGACAATATATTTATTCTTATTCCTTTAAATCTACAGAAAGATGTGCATTTATTACTCTTACTGGTGGCGAGATTATAGCGTTGGGTTTACCTTCTTCAACCTTGGCAATCAGAGTATATCTAAATAATGATGTAGATATAGTAGAAAACGACGAGATTATATTGGAAGGGAATATATATGAAGTCATTTGGATAAATGAATTAGGGCATGTTACGGGGCTTACAGAGGGTATTCAAGTTGATTGTAAATGGATTAGTTTTTGCGTAGGTGATTAATTCGTATATATTTACATGACAAAAATAGAACAAATAGTATCAAAATATCTAGATAAGGTTGGGGAAAGAATAGTAATTGATGCAAAAGATAACTTTAATTCTAGGACTGGCGCATTAAGAGAATCAATTCAAATGCAGAAAAATGGCGATAAATCTATATATGTTGGTTCAGATAAGGAATACGCACTTTATTTAGAATGTGGCACTAGGAACATTACGCCAAGAGCATTTTTAAGAAGAGCGGTATATAACAGGAATAATTACAAGGTATATTAATATGAGTAATAGAGCATCAGATTTGAATAGATGGTTGATAACAGAGTGTAAAGCGAATATAAACACTACTGTATATGTAGGTATCGCTCCTGAAGGTGTTTGTCATCCTTTTATAACATTGAATATAATTGGTGATAATCCTAAATATACAACTTGCGAAGACATAGGCACTTACGATGTTCAGTTTTCGGTATTTGAGACAGCTGAAAGATTAAGTAATGTTCATGATATTATTGATGAATTGAGAGATTACTTTGATGATAGACAGGATTCAGTGGATGGTATTGATATAGTCCAGTATACGAATAATTATATATTGAATGACCCTGAGAATAAAGGATGGCAGGGTATATTGCAGTATAGAATTCATATGGAATAAATCAATTTTTATTATATTTGCTTAAATTATCTTCTGCCCATAGTGGTTGAAGGTTTGTATAGTGAAAGCATTTCTTTTGTTCTTCTGGGTTTGTTAAATCAAATGAAACACAGGGCTTTATGTGGTCTATGTGCCAGTCACCATGATTCTCCCATGTCATACCTTCTTTAAATTGTGATTCTAAGTATGACCGAACATCTTGAATTGAACACCCTAGTAGCTCTATAGATTTAAAGGCTTTTTTCCCGTGTTGTGTTCTGATTGCTGTTGTAATTCGTCCACGAAGAGTGTGTATTAATTTGTATGTTGTATCTGTTTCTAGACGACGTTTTTTATATTGCTTGTGATATTCTGTTCTCTTATTATTTAGATAATATTGTTTACTATATTTTTTATCATATTTCTTTCTACTTTCCTTGAAACATTCTTTACATTGATTATGTTTTGAATGAAATTCACTCTCATTTTTCTCAATTTTACATTTACTACATATTTTCATATTAATCCCTTATTACAATTTATTATATAACAAATTAGCCATTATAACAATAGTTTTTCTTATCTAGAAAATATATACGATATAAAAACGTATATATTAAGGTAAGCTACTAATTGTGTTAGCTAATCTAGAAAAATTAATGGGAGGTATGAAATGGCACACGGAAAAACAGGATATGTTACAGTTGGCTCAACCACTTGGTGTGCAATTGAGTGGAGTGTAACTGGTTCAATGGAAGAGGTTGATGTAACTACTTTTTGTTCTTTAGGAGTGAAAGAATTTGAAGCTGGCGTAGAAGAATGGGAAGGTTCGGTTACAATGTACACTACTGTTGGAAATATAATGGGATTAACGGCTGGAGTTGTACTAGGTAACGAAGATTGTGAATATTCAGGTTCAATTCTTTTCAATTCACATGAAGCGACAAATCCAGTAGGCGATATGTTTGAATCTACTTGGGGATTTAAATTCAATGGTGTAGTTTCAATTTCCTAATAACATTTAACAATACTAAAAGGAGCTATTATGTTAGAGGTAATCAATCCAGAATTTGATGTAATTATAGGAGAAAAGAGTTTTGTTTGCAAAGCTCTTTCTCTTAATTCTCTTTTGAAACTATCACGTCAACTTAAACAGAAAGACTATATAAAGAATGCAGAGTTGATTGCACAGACATTGCCAAAAGAACAACGTGGTAAATTCATGTTGGACACTTTAAATGAAATGGGAAAACCCGCTTCAAATGGTGATGAATTCGCTTTTGCAGATGCTTTATTCACAACGGTTTATGGAATAACTGAAATCATTAAGTATGCAATATTGAAATATAATAAGATTGACGATAAAGAATTGGATAGTTTAATTGATGATAACTTTACATCAGATTACTTCCAATATCTATCTGAAGTAGCTTATAAGATTCTAGGTGTTAAGTCAGATACACCAGAGGAAGAAGCTGAAGATAGTAAAAAAAAATCAGAAGATACAACGACGAAATAACAGTTGATTGGTCAAGAGATATAGCCACAATATGTAAGGTGTTTAATTATACGCCTGATATTGTGGCTTCTTTTTCTATACAACAATTACGCATATATAAGTCTTATGCATACAAATGGGATTATATATCATGCTCACAAGGTAATGGATTAAAGCCTACAGAGTATGATGAAATCTTTGCAACTGAATCGGTAATGCTTAAAAATCGTAAAAATAGTTATAACAAGAGAGATAAGATGTTACCTGCGATAGCTGCGTTGAATGCAGAAGGTATAGCAAATCCTAATATGAAACAGGTAAATAGTAAGATTAACGAGCTTATAGAACTTAATAGAGGTATAAATGGCTAATATAATTGATAATGTTGCGATACAGATTGATGCTGATTTAACTCTTTTTGATAAGAAATTTCAAGGAATAAAGAACGAGTTAAAGAAGATTCAGAAAATTACTGTTGATATAGAACAAACAGGTAAGGCTGGTGGAGGTGCAGGAATCGGTGCTCTTGGTGCTGCTGGTTTAGGTGCTGGTTTAGGTGCTGGTTTAGCTAGTAAGGCTGCTTCTACAGATAGTGGTATTAAAGGAATAACATCAGCAAAAAAAATCATTGACGAATCACGTGAAGCTATGTTGAGATATAAAAAGGCTGCTGAAAGCGTTCCGCCTCTTGATTTAACTGGACAAAATAAAATAGACATAGGTGTTTTTAATAATGCATTAGAGGAATTGGGAATAGCACTTAAAGAATTGCAAATGTCTAAGATAAAGATAAGAATATTAGCTAACTTTAAAGAGTTATCTGAAAGAGCTAAATTATTTTACCAACAGATGAAAGCAGTAGCCGTAAAGATTGGTGTTGCATTTAAAAAAGCATTCAATTATATAAAGGTTAAAGCGTTAATAGCGTTTACCGCCATAACTGCATATGGTGCTAAAGCCGTTATGTCATTTGCTGCCGAAGAGAAAGCACTTAGAAATTTAGGTAATGCTATAGACCAATATGGAGAAGCTTCTGCCGATGCCTTACCTGCTTTAAAAGAAATGGCTAATGCAATTCAAGAACAAACTGGTATTGAAGATGATGTTACATTGGCTAGAATGGCTAGTTTAAGATTACTTGGAGTTGAAACCGATAAATTAGGTGATGCTTCTAAGGCTGTTATTGGTCTTACAAAAGCTGGAATTGGTGAAGAAACTGCTATTCGTGCTGTTGCTGCTGCTAGAAAAGGCGACTTCACAATGTTGACTCGTTATATTCCTGCTTTAAGAGTTGCTACTACGGAACAAGGTAAGGCTGCTGCTATAAATGATTTTGTAACTAAACAATATCGTTCTCAAAAAGATGAATTAGATACTCTTAGTGGACGTTACAATGAGTTTAAGACTTGGGTTGGAGAAGCTAATGAGGCTGTTGGCAAAGCTATTTCAGAGAACTTAATGTTACAGAATATGTTTGCTAATTTAACTGCTAGGATTAAGTTATTGATTGAAAGTGGTAAAATTAAAGAATGGGTTGATAAAATTATTGCTTCTATGAGACAATTAATTCAATGGTTAGTTCAATTTGGTAATGCAATAAAAACGATATGGAATTATAAATTTGACATAGCTCTTACAGCAATAGCAATAGGACTTACTAAAATGTCAATTGCGGCGATACCAGCTATAAAGAATATATGGGCTTTAGTTGCTGCTACATTTGCTTATAGTAAGGCATTAGGTGTTGCTACTACAGCTCAAATAGTTTTTGGAACAATACTTAAATCTAGTTTATTTGTTGGTGCTCTTGCTGGATTAGCTGCTATAATTGCAAAAGGATATGAAGCTAGAAACGCATTTGATAAACTTTCAGAGTCAATGAGAAATGTAAAATCTCAAGGTGATGATATGTTTAAGGTTTTTGGAACTAGAAATGCAAGCACTCTTAAAACAGCTACAGATATGCTTAATAGTGGAGACCCTAAAAAGATTGCTACTATTAAGAAGTTATATCCAAAAATAGTTGCTGAAATTGAAAAGGCTAAGAATGCTACTAAAGATTTAAAAGAAGAGCAAGAAAAACCGATAGATATTGCTGGTGTTGCTCCTATGAAAGAATTAGAAGATGCAACAAAAGATACTCAGAAAGCGTTTGAAGCATTAAAGCAAACAGTAAGTCAAGGTGCAGGAGCTACTTCAATATTTGATTCTGTCTTGGAAGGAATGAATACTCTTATAGGTGGAGCAGGTACAGCAAGAATACCTGAATATTTACAAGGTATTACAAAAACGATGAACAACCGAATAGGTAACGGAGATACAGGTAGTCCAGAGTTACTAGCACTTCAGAAAATATTTGATAGAGTTTCAGGTTATTTCAAAGATGTAGGTGAAATATCAAACTCTATTGGTACTGTAGATGTAAATGGCTCAACAGGAAGTAGTCAGCAAGTATCAATGGCCACACAAATAGTAAACGCAATACAGAACCAAACGGAAACATTAGTGAAATCATTAACAGGTATAGAGAAGTCAATCGGCAATATAGCGTTTGTTCTATAAAAAGGAGATTAATCATGGCTTGGAAAGAATTGTCATTAGAATGGGAATTAGAGTTAAACGGATTCAATACATTAGGCGACCAAATAGGAACTGGAACTAGAGTATTTGAGGAGTCAGCAGGAAGTTTTGGATGCACTACAACCCTTCCAGAAGTTGGCGACAGCATGTATGACCCTTACTCTACAACAACCTATTCAAATATAGTTTGCACAAGTATAAATTACAAACGAAGAGGAACAGGTGCAGATGGTTTAACTGCCACCGCATCTTACGCTTCTCCAGAATTAGGTGGTTCACCATCTCAAACTGATGAAGATAAATCATCAGGTTCATTCTCTGCTGATTTGGTTACTCTTAATGTGCAAGGTGGAACGACATGGTTTTGGTATACAGATAACACTAAGGATGGTGCTACAACAGTATTCCCATTTGATATAGTTAATGATAACGGTGGTCCATGTGCCGAAAATCTACCAATAGCAATTACACAAATACAAAGAACAAAAAGAGTGCAATTTGAAGATGATGCAGCTTTGGACGCTTGGATTCCTAATGTTGCTCTATATGGTGGTAAATTAAATAACGCAGACTTCCTTGGGTTTAAAAAAGGACAGGTTTTAGTCGGTGGTATAACTGGCTCTAAGAATGGTGGTATTTGGGATGTTGACATTGTATTCATTGTGCGATTAATAGGAAATGGAATAACACAAGATGATTGGAATTATATGCCTAGTGATGCCGAAGGAGCTACATTGTTCCACAGACCTGTTAAAACGATTGCAGAAATAAGTCCTGGTGCTGGTTTAGTTACGGCAAATGCTCAAAGTTATATGTATGGTTATGCTGCTATAGAAGAGCTATTAGACGTTGACTAACTAGAATCATCATCTGGAATCTAAAGGAGTTATATGAGTAATCTATCAGTAAGGACAGAAACAAAAGAATATGGTCGTGGAGATAAGGGTATTTTTGCATCTGACATGAATTACCTTTTATCTAATGCTTCCAATTCAATCAATTATATAGCTCAAAATGCAATTAGACTTGATGCAGATATTGATAAAACATGGAAGATAGAGAAGAATGGTAGTGGCGGGGTATTAATCAGACTAGGCTTTATATGGCGTAATGGTATCTTTTGCCGTATGACTGATGACTACAGTGGCAATTTATCTGCAAAAGTAAATGACGAATTAAATTACGTTCATATATTTGATACCAATAATCCAGTTGAAAAACCAGAAGAGGAAGGAACTATACCTCATGGCGGATTAACAAATTCAAGTTCTATTTGGTATGTTGCTGCTTTATCTAGTGACGAAGGTGATACAAATATTGATAAACTTGCAGATTGGTTTCAGGCAACTCATACAACCACTCAATCTATCCTTCCTAATCGTTATCACATTTTGCAGGTAACTAGAGATGAATTGCAATATCTATATAGCGGATTAGATACACATATTGATTCATGCTTATATCCTATTGGTTGTGCTAATTTTACTGGAGCTAGTGAAGGCGTTACAGGTAAGTTAATAAACATATCAAATACATTCCTTAAACAAAGCATTAATGAGAAGAGAGAATTGTTTCCTTGGGATTTGATGCATTATGACAGGAAAACGGCAGAATTATATATAAACATCGGAAACATTGTAATTGATGGCGTAAGATATGACGCTGGTGATTGGGCTACGACATCATCTTTATTTCCATATAATATTTGTTCAGTAGTGAGTCTTTCAGATGATATTAATTATGTTTATGTTGAAGCGGATTTAAGTTCTATTATTCCAACATTTCTATTTAAAAGTACGGCTACTCTCGCAAATATTGTTGACGAACCATCCATATATCGCAGACTGTTATATACAATAAAGATAGACGCTTCCGATTATTGTAGGGTTCTTGAAAAAACAAGACACGTTTCTGAAGACCTTATAATCGGGACTGGTGGCGATAGCATTCTTCCATTTACTTTCAGAGAAAAAGATAACTACCTTAATGTTTATCTACGTGATACAACAAAATCATATATACTGAATGGACAACCTCTTTATTCCCATGTTGATACTTTGGGAGCTAACGTTGATAATAATTGGTGGAGAGTTGCATCTGTAGACTCTCCTACTTATGGCACTCCTATAACTGTATATATTTATCTCCGTAAAAAAACAACATCAAGTGGATTTGACATATCTAACGATGAAGGTTCTGCTTGGGATTTATCTATAGCGACAACTGACGACGCTTATGAAAGTGCAATACCTCTATGCAATATAACAAAGAATCTAGATGGTTCTTGCACATTTGAATATCATCGCAAAGGTATTATAAATCTTGAAAATGGCTTCCCTGATACAACTCAGAACTTGATTTGTGGTGCTAATGATACTATTCTTCAAAACTCAATTGAACGCAAAGGCTCTTATTATAATGGTGTTTTACAGTTATATGGTATTGATAACCCTCAAGCTCCTACACAAGCATTTGAAGATGTTATGTTTGTGCTTAGAGATAAGAACGATACAACAACATTGACAAGCATTAGATATATAACTGGACAGGATTTAATTGATGCTATTGCTAGTGGAACAGATTGCGAAGATTGCTTTAATGACCATTTCTGGATTTGGTTTTGTGACCAGATTGAAAACCACTCAAATGAAGAATCTGACCCTCCGCCTTGGCAATGTTTGATAGATTTTATTGGTGACAACTCTGCAAACGCTCATGCAGAATTAACTGACTTGGTTGCAGGAACAGGAACAGATGACCATGTAGATGCAGTTCGTGACACTACGCTTGGCAGAGGGACTAATGTATCATATCTGAATCTTGATGGAAATGCATTACGTAACTCATTTAGTATTGATGCATTATTGGGAGATTCTTCTGGTATAGACTCAATTTCACCCGGTCGCAGATATCTACTTGATACTACAATTATGGTAGATTGGTTCAGTGGTTTATTGCAAGACCACGCAACAGGAACTAATAATAACTTATGCCTTGATTGGCTCAATGGTTTCTTATATGACGTAAATGGCTCTTTTGCACAAGTTGAGTGGCATGACGGTAAAATGTTTGACGCTTCTGCTAAATGGTCTGTCTTTTGGAATGATAGACAATTATATGCTTCCGATGGTTCTACTTTATCTTTAGATTGGGCAAATAGAGAATTATATGGTTCAAATGCTAAATTAACACTTGATTATGATGGGTGTTATCTGAATAATTTAAGTGAAACTACTACACTTAATTGGAACGACTGTATACTATATGATGGAAGTTACCAAAGCGTAGACTGGAGAAACAGAGCATTATATGGTTCTAATGGCTCTACTATTGTTTTGGATTGGAGTGTCGCATCAACTCTTTCTATGAGTGATGGGACAAGCATAACAACGACCAATGGAGATATTAATTTAAACGCCGCCTCTGGGCAAATAGTTAATACAAACGCTGCATTACAAACATTAAGTTTAGTTGATACATCTCGCTATATAAGTCTTGACCCAAATCAGCGAACACTTAATGATACTAGTGAAGCAACGGTTGTAGATTGGGATGATGGAAACTTTAATATTCCTTCAGATTCAAAAACACTTACATTAGGTGCATCTGCGGATATGTCACTATCTTATAATGGTAGTGCTGCAAAAATAGAAACAGGATTAATTAGTGCTTCTGATTTACAGATAGATTGCGGGGCTAATAAGACTATATTATTGACAGAAGTTGTTTATCAGGATATAGACTTCCCGATTATCATTAGGACAACAGGAGCTGGTATACCTACACTTGAAATAATCAATGGTAATCTTACTCTACCTCAATGGCAAGTTAATGATTTTAATATGTCGGAGTCACAGGAATTCATACATGCTTGGAAAGAAGGAACAGAAGTTAGCTGGCATATACACTATACAACAAATGGATTAGACGCAAGTGATAGATATGTTAAGTTTGAATTGGAATATGGTTATACTGTAGCTGGAGTTTGGACATTCCCATCTTTATTAACAACTGCTGATATATTGATACCAGCTAATACTGCCAATAAGACTATGATGATTATGCCATTAGGTAGTTTTACTCCTACTGGCTCTCATATTGGTGACCATTGTGTGGCAAGATTAAAGAGAGTTGCTGCTTCTGGAACTGCTCCTAGTGGCAACCCTTGGATTCCTATGTTGCAAATGCACGTTCGGTGTGATACGATTGGTTCAAGACAGATAGGTTCAAAATAAAAGGAGGACAAAATGAATAAGAAGCTAGAGGAAATGACAGAGATTGAGATTAAGGCTATGTTATATGAGCAAATTGTTGTGTTGGAAAGAACAAAAAACAACATTAACATACTGCAAAATAGACTTCAAGAGTTAGAAAATGATAAGGAATAACATTTAGTGTAATTCGTATATATCTAGGAGAGTTATGGATACCGCAAGATTATATAGTTTTGAGAATAAGAATGAAATTATTTTTAAAATTACCGACGAAAACAGAGGTAAGTTATTATCTATTACCGCTCATAATTCTAAAAAGGAAGCGGATTACACTAATATAGTTATCAAACATAAGCATTGCAATATTGAATATGTATTGCTTGATTGTTCGTATGATGGGGTAGATTTGATTTATGGGGTTGAACAAGTCATTGAATTATATAACAAAGACACGATAACAATAAAAACGAATACGCTTAATGATTTTATTATTGCTATTGGTGTTTAAAAATAAGGAGATGATTTATGAAAGAGAATTGCGAAAACAGAAGCGAGATGTCAGACGGATGCAAACTACATATCAATGAACAGATTATTGGACTGAATAAATCTATAAATGATGGATTTAAATTAATTGGTGATAGATTATTGTCAGTTGAAATTGCAGTTAATAGTCAAGTTGCAGATATGACAAAGGTAAAAACATGCGTGGATGAATTGAAACATGGTAATGGGAAGAAGGGATTACATCAATTGTCTTCTGAATTTGATTCGCATATTCTCTCTCATAAGAAAGTTGAAGACCGTTTATTCCAAGTGATATTGAATTATGGTGGAAAAGCTGTATTAGTCATACTGAATCTGTTCTTCATCTATAAACTCTATTCTAATGAAAATATCAATCAAGACATATCAGATAAACAGAATCAGGCAATAGAACAAAAAGCACATCAGAATCATCCATAAGGAGCGTAATGAGCATTGTAGTTGATGGTAAAGTTAAAAAGGAGCTGGATTCGTTACTCCTTAGCTCTATAAATTCTTTGCCATTAGATATAGCCACTGAATTGCAGCTATCTCTTAAAAACGATTTAAAGGCTATTTCTGACAAGATTTGCGAATGTATAGATAATAAGCCTGTTTGTACCATAAATAACGAAAACATAGATAAATCTGTATATATTGATTTAAATTGTACTAAGAGTAATCATAATATTAGTTGTGATTCTATGGAAGAGTTGATTGAAGCATTAACTGAAATTGGGAAGATGAAGGAGCAGGAAGAGAAGTGTTTACAGATTAAGTTGGCTATATTGCACAATTTAAGTATGTTATTTGCATTCGCTGGAGATTTAATGAGTTGCAATAATATCAGGAAGTTTCTAGACAAGAATTTCC